CCACTTGGGATGAGGAATTGCCAATGAAGTCGCGGAAAATGGGGGGGGGGCGCCGCCGCCGTAGAGGGGGTTTCCACCCCTGGGGTTTCCACTCAGGTTTCCACTCCCGGGGATCCGCCTGATGCGCCGCGGCGCCGGGCCCTGTCCCAGGCGACTCTCGACGGCGTGGCTCGCTGGCGGAAGGCGGTTCCCGGCGGACCGCGGGCCCACAAGATCGTCGCCGCCGCACTTAAGTCCGGCCAGCTCGTGCGCCCGGCAGAGTGCGCGGGTTGCCACCTCGCGCGGCGCCTGTACTCCCACCACATGGACTACTCGAAGCCCCTGGAGGTCAGGTGGCTGTGCGGGTCCTGTCACCGGAAGGCCCACGCCGACTTCGACTCCAAGTCAGCGCCCGGGGCTTCGGGGCCAACCCCGGACGCCAGCCCGGCGCCGGCCGCGGTGGCGCCCCCGTTCATCGTCCGCCGCCTCGAGGTGTGGCCTCTCGACCGCCTCCTGGAGTTCGAGCACAATCCCCGCGAGCACTCTGACGAGCAGGTGGAGGCGATCGCCCGGTCGATACGGGAGTTCGGCTTCACCGACCCTCCGATCGTGGACGAGAAGCGGCGCCGCATTCTCGCCGGGAACGGCCGGTTCCGCGCCGCCCTGCGCGCCGGCCTGACGGAGATCCCGGTGGTCCCGATCGGGCACCTGTCTCGCGAGCAGCAGCTCGCCTTTGTCATCGCGAACAATCGCCTGGCCGAGCTGGCCAGCTGGGACCGGCTCTTCCTCGCCGAGCACGGCCTCGAGCTTCAGCGCCAGGGCTACGACGTCACCCAGACAGGCTTCTCGGAGGACGAGATCAATGCCATGATCGCCGAGGCCGAGATCCCGGCGCTCCCAGAGACCGAGCCCCCGGTTCCAGCCAAGCCCGAATCCCCGGTGACGCGCCGGGGCGACGTCTGGGCGCTCGGCTCCCATCGGGTTGCGTGCGGTGACGCCACCGCGATCGACGACCTTCTCGGGCTACTCGACGGAGCCCTGGTCGACGCCGTCTGGACCGATCCGCCTTACAATGTCGACTACGAGTCCGACGCCGGGAAGATCAAGAACGACGCCCTGTCGCCCGAGGCGTTCGCTGAGCTCCTGAGCACCGCCCTCGTGGCGTGTTTCGTCGTTCTACACGAGGGCGCCCCGATCTACGTGGCCCACTCGGACACCGGCGGGGACACCTTCCGCCGCGCGTTCATCGACGCCGGCTTCAAGCTCGCCTCGTGCCTGATCTGGCGGAAGAATGCGCTCGTGCTCTCGCGCGGGGACTACCACTGGCAGCACGAGCCGATCCTCTACGGCTGGAAGCCGGGTGCGGCGCACCGCTGGTACGGGGCTCGCGACAAGACCACCATCCTCGAGTTCGACGAGCCACCTTTCCAGCAGATCGGCGACGACGAGTGGCAGTTGACGCTCGGGGAGACCACATTGATCGTCCGCGGCCAGGCCCTCACCGTGGAGCCCGCGCGCGGGACGGTCTTCTTCGAGGACAAGCCGTCATCGAGCCCTGATCACCCGACCATGAAGCCGGTGGCGCTGATCGAGCGGATGCTCAAGAACTCGGCGCGCCCCTCGAACGTCGTGCTCGACCCCTTTGCCGGCTCCGGCTCCACGCTCATCGCCTGCGAACGCCTCGGTCTGAAGGGCCGTATGCTTGACCTCGACGAGCGCTACGTCGACGTCGCCGTGAAGCGCTGGCAGAACCTGACCGGACGCCAAGCCACGCTCGTCGGGACGGGGGAGACCTTCGATCGCCTGAGCGGGCACCGCGCGCCGGGGGCTTGATGTCGGGCCTATCGATCCGCGGGTACGCGCGGCACCGGGGCGTGTCTCACACCGCTGTCCGCAAGGCCCTCGAGGATCAGCGGATCACCAAGGGGGCGGACGGGAAGATCGACCCAGCCCTGGCGGACCGGGACTGGGAGACCAGGACCGACCCCGGGAAGCCGTCGAATTCCGTCACCGGGGAGCCGAAGCACCGGCGGGCCCCGGGGGCGCCCAGTTCTCCTCGGTGGTCGGACGCGCCAGCCTCTCCGCCCGGGGAGCCGGCGGCCGGGCGGGTGGCCGCCGGGTATGCGGCCTCTGAGGCGCTTCGCTCACAGTTCAAGGCGCGGCGGGAGAAGCTGGCGCTCGACCGTGAGACCGGGAAGACCGTGGAGGCGGCGGAGGTTCGCCACGGCGCCTTCGCGGCCGGCAAGAAGTACCAGGGCGCGATGCTCGCGATGCCGGAGCAGTTGTCCGGGGAGGTCGCCGGCAAAGACCGCGAGGAGTGCTACGCCATCCTGCGCGCCTGGGCGGTTCGTGCTTGCGAGGATCTTCAGGTTCCCGCTTCGAGATCTGAGTGATCTTCGTCGGCGCGCTGGAGCGGCGCCGTGCCGCGTGGGGCTGGGACTTCTCGGCCCGGCTGATCAGCGACGAGCACGAGGCCGAGCTGCGCAGCTTCGCCTTCCTGCTCCAGCTGCCGGCCCACTGGATGTCGGAGACCCGGGTGCCTTGCTACCGGATCTCACCACGTTGCCGGGAGAAGGCGGTCCGCTACGGCGCCGTCGAGGGCGACGCCCAGGTGATGACCGACGCCGCGTCGCGCTACCGGCTCGCCCGCGGCCCGATCCGCAAGCCCCCCGCTCGTGGCTGACGGCTTCCAGGTCTACACCGAGGCGTTCGCCCGCGCCTTCGCGCTCCCGCCGGCGCTCACGATCTCCGAGTGCGCCGACCAGTACCGCTGGCTGCCCCCGACCTCCGCCTCTGCCGGCGGCCGCTGGCGCACCAGCCGCACGCCCTACCTGCGCGAGATCATGGACGTGCTCTCGCCTGACGATCCGACCAACGAGGTCGTCTTGATGAAGGGTGCCCAGCTCGGCGGCTCGGAGATCGCGGTCAACTGGGCGCTCTACACCATGCTCTACGCGCCCGCCCAGTTCCTGATCTACCAGCCCTCGCTCGAGTCCGCGCGCAGCTTCAACCAGGACCGCATCGAGCCGATGATGACGATGACTCCTGAGCTCGAGGGTATCGTCGCCCGGGCCCGCTCGCGCAGCACGTCCTACCGCGCGCTCTACAAGAGCTTCCTCGGCGGCGCCCTGCGGCTGGCGGGTGCGAACTCCCCGAAGAGCTTCCGCCAGATCTCCGCACCCGACATGGTGCTCGACGACCTCGACGGCTGGCCCGGCGACGTCGGCGGGGAAGGGGACCCGATCACCCTGCTGCGCGCGCGCGCCTCGACCTTCGGGCGGCGCTGGAAGATGCTCCAGATCTCGACCCCGACCACCAAGGACGAGTCCCGTATCGAGAAGGCCTACCTCGCCAGCGACCAGCGCCGCTACCTGGTTCCCTGCCCCGAGTGCCAGCACCCCGACTGGATGCGCTGGGAGAACATCCGCTGGACCGACAGCGACCCGGCCACCGCCCGGCTCCTCTGTGCGAACTGCGGCGTCCTGCTCGAGGAGGGGCAGAAGACCCGCATGCTCGAGCAGGGCCGCTGGGTCGCACAGGCGCCTGGGTCCGGCAAGGCGGCTGGCTTCCACCTGTCCGCCCTCTACTCGCCGCTCGGCTGGTTAAGCTGGGAGTCATGCGTCAAGAAGTTCCTCGCCGCCAAGGACGACCCGCCCCAGCTCAAAGGCTTCGTCAACACCGTGTTGGGCGAGACCTACGACGAGCGCCCCGACGAGATCGCCCCGAGCGCCCTGTACGCCCGCCGCGAGGTCTACCCGGCCCCGGTCCCGGACGGGGTCGGGGTCCTGGTGCGCACCGTGGACACGCAGGACGACTGCCTGGTCTGGCAGGTCACCGGCTTCGGCGCTCAGGGGGAGACCTGGGCGATCGACTACGGCCAGATCGCCGGCGACCCCGGCACGCTCCTGCCGTACCGGGACCTCGACCGGATCCGCGAGCTGCGCTACCAGCACCAGAGCGGCCGCCAGGTCCCGGTCGAGATCACGCTGGTGGACGCGGGCGGTCACCACTTCAACGAAGTCCTGGCCTACTGTAAGCCCCGTCAGGCGCACCGGGTCTACGCCATCCACGGCGGCCGCGACACCAGCCGCGAGCTGGTGGGGAAGCCCTCGACCAAGAACAAGCTCCGGGCCAGGCTCTACACGCTCTGCGTCAATACCGGGAAGGACACCCTGCGCTCCCGGCTGCGCGTCTCGCGCCCCTCGGAGACCGCGCGCTGTCCGGGCTACATCCACCTGCCGGTGGCGCCCTGGTGCGACGAGGAATACTGCGCGCAGCTCACCTCCGAAGTACGCGAGCGCCAGCACGTGCGCGGGGTCGGCTGGACGCGGAAGTGGACCAAGATCCGCGACCGGAACGAGGCGTGGGATCTCATGGTCTACGCCCTGGCCGCGCTCGACATCCTCGGGCCTGCCACGCGGGAGAGCCTCGGTCAGCGGGCCGCGCAGTTCTCGGTCCCGGTGGCGGGGGCGCCCACGACGGCCGCGAAAAACAACGCCCAGGTTCTGGTCAACACCACGCCGCGGGCGCGGCCGGGATTCGTGACGCGGCGGCGCACTGGTTTCGGTCCGCGCTGGGGGCGTTGAAGGCTTGACTTGACGCCTGCGCCCGCGCGAGCGAACATGCCCGCCCATGAAGCCCGTCGCTCCACTCGCCGCCCTGCGTCGCTCCCGCGGGTTCACGATCGCCCAGGTGGCGCGCGAGATGAACAGCAGCTCCCCGGCGGTGTCGGACTTCGAGCAGGGGAAGAGCGTGGTGGCCGACGCCTACGTTGCGCGCTACGCCAAGGCGATCAAACAGCCGGTGCGTACCGTAAGCTTGAGTTACTGGCTGGCGGTCCAAGTGTTCTCACTCGCCCGGCTCGAACTGGCCCACAAGACGTTGCAAAGACGCTATCCAAGATGAGCACTTGCGTATTACCGTAACTATGCTAGAGTGCCCCGGTCGCAATCGCCAGGGTGAAGGCGGGCGCGCTCGGAGTAGCACCGATGGTCGCAGTCGGTTCCGGTCTCACGGTGGCTGAAGCCGCCGGTCGCTGGTTGGGGAGCCACGTGGAACTTCAGCGAGCAGGACAGGGAAGACGCCTCGCAGAGCAGCGCGTTCGGGACTATCTCAGTCCCGCGCTGGGCGGCCTGTCGCTCGACGCCGTGCGCCGCGATGACGTGCGCGCCTACCGGCTCCACCTGGAGCGCGACACTAAGCTGTCGATCCTCTCCGTCAGCCACGTGCTTGCCGACCTGCGCTGCATGCTCAACTGGGCGATGGACTCAGGTCTCCTGCGCGAGACACCGTTCCCGCGCCGGGTGATGCCGCGGCTGCAGGAGCGGGCACCCGACCGGCTCAGCGACTCCGAGGTCGACCGGCTCATCACGATGCGCGAGCCCTACAGCTGGATCGCGCGCCTCGGGATCGGGACCGGGATGCGCTGGGGCGAGCTGACGCGGATCAAGGCGGCCGACTTGCAGAACGGCTGCCTGGTCGTCTCGCACACCAAGGGGCGCCGGGTCCGCTGGATCCCGCTCCCGGCCGAGCTACGCGATGAGTTCGCGCGCCACGCGAATCCGATCGTGCCCCTGAGTGCTCCCGGCTACTACGCCCGGCGCTGCCGGCGCGAGACCGGGATCCCGGGGTTCCACGCCCACCAGATGCGCCACACCTTCGCCTGCCGGTGGTTGGAATCCGGCGGGAGCCTCGCCGCGCTCCAGGAGCTCCTCGGCCATCGCTCGATCGAGACCACTCAGCGGTACGGGCGGCTCGCCTCGGACATGGTCCGGCGCGAATGCGAGCGGGTGTTCCAGTCCCGTTGCTCACGCAGTTCACCAGGCCACCAGGGAACGGGAGAGGAAGCTCTTCCGCTGGCTTGCGAGACCGCGCGTTCTGGGTATGATGCCCCAGTCCGTGGCCCCGTAGCTCAGACGGATAGAGCAGCGGTTTCCTAAACCGTTGACCTGGTGACCTCCTCCCCGGAGGCCACCAGTGCTAGCAGCCGCAGAACAGGGCGCCACCAGCGTCCTGCAGTCGCCTGACTCGGTCACCCTCGCGCTCGCCGTCCGCGCCCAGGCCGTGCTCGAGATGGACCCGCCCGACCATTCTGATCTGCGCATCCTCGGTGCGTTCCTCTCTGTCCCGGTGCGCCCGACCCCGGTCCCGATGCGTTGCCTCTGCGGCGAGCCTGCCCTGCACCACCGCCTGCGCGGCGACACCCCGGTCTGCTGTGTTCACTGGCAGCGCCTGATCGCGCACCTCACCGGTGGACAGTTCGCTGATCTGCGGGCCGAGATGACCCGCTGCCGCCTGCGCCGCCACGGCCTGGCCGAGGTGCCGCGATGACCGAGCGCCGCCGCCTCGCCTCTGACCCGCTGATCTGCCCCGGCGACCTCGCCGGCGCCCGGATCGAGGACTGCTACCAAGACGCCAGCACGCTCTGCCTATTGATCGAGGGCGCCGACGGACGCCGCTATCACGTCGCCGTCATGGCGGACGCCGAGGGCAACGGCCCGGGCGCGCTCCACGTCTCCAACGGCGACCTCAAGACCTTCCTCGGCATTCTGGGAGGTGACTGATGGTCGCCTCGCGGAAACCTGTCCGTAAACGCGCGGCACTACCACCGCTGCCTCCTGTGACGTTCCAACAACGGGCGAGTGTCTTCGAGCCCGAGCTAATAGCCGCCCAAATGTTGGCGGAGATTATCGCGAATAGGATCGATTGGTTGATCAACTTCCCGGATGAGGCATTCAGTTTATCCAGCAAGCTCAGGCGTAGCCGGATCATCGATGGGCTCGCCTGGCTCTCTCGGGCCGAAGGCTGTCTGCGTGAGGCCCCGGCCCCGACCCCGAGTCGGAAATGAGCGCCCGCGAGCAGTGCCACCACGAGCGGAGCCCGAAGGTCGGCCAGCCGATCGAGCCCTACAGCGCGTCCGAGGATGACCTGCCGTCGCTCCTCGACTTCATCGGCGGCCTCGCCTTCATGGTCGCCCTGGCCGCCGGCCTGTGGCTCCTGCCCTTCGTCGCTGACGCACTGCGGGGGGTCCGGTGATCCGCTCGACCGTCACGGTGCGGCGCCACCAGATCTCACCGACCGGACCTACCGAGCGCGCGGTCTACCGCGAGGCCTCAGTCGGGCCGGATGGGGCGACGCTGGTTCTCGCCCTACAGCTCGAGCCGCGCAGCCTGCACATCCCCACCTCGGCGCACGCCGCCGCCCTCGAGGAGATCGCCCGCATCGTCCGCATCGCGCTCTTCGACCAGGAGCAGAGCGGGCAGCCCGAGCCCGACGAAGAGACCAGCGATCCCGCCCCCGTGACCCCAGACCGCCATCAGGGAGGTAAGCAGTGAAGACGACCTCAGGCGCCATCGCCGGCGCCGTGTTGATTCCGATCGTCAAGCTCGACGCCTGTGAGACCAACGGGCGCGGCCGGGCTGACGCCGCGGGGATGGATGAGCTCACCGACTCGATCCGCGCCCACGGGATCATCCAGCCGCTGATCGTGCGTCGGCTCGGACTCTCCGGCACTGTCGAGCGGCTCGAGGTGGTCTGTGGCCACCGGCGCCTCGAGGCGGCCCGGCGCGCGGGGTTGCTGGACGTCCCGGTGATCGAGCGTGAGCTCACCGACGTCGAGGCTGCCGAGATACAGCTGGTCGAGAACCTCCAGCGCGAGGACCTCTCGCCGCTGGACGAGGCCTCGGCGATCGAGCGGCTGCTGACCCTGGTCTCGCTCGAGGAGGCGGCCGCCACACTCGGCAAGAGCCGCACCTACCTGGCGAGCCGGATGATCCTGACCCGGCTGCCCCAGGGCGCAAGGCTAGCGCTCGAGGCCGGGACGTTGAGCCTATCGGTTGCCCTGATGATTGCGCGGGTCCACGACGAGGCGCTGCGCGAGAAGGTCGCGCTCGAGGTCCAGGACGGCCGGCAGGTGTGGGACCCGGACGCCGACGAGGCGGTCCACGTCCCGCTCTCGATCGCCGAGACCCGGCGCGCCTTCGAGCGGACCATGCTACATCTCGCTCACGCCACGTTCGAGCCCGAAGATGCCGAACTTCTCCCAGGCACGCTCGCCTGCAGCCTGTGCCCCAAGCGTAGCGGGAACTCCCCCGACCTCTTCGGGGACGTCTCTGATCGGGACGTGTGCACCGACCCCGCCTGCTTCGCCCAGAAGCGCGACGCTGGCTGGACTACGCGCAAGGCCGAGGCGGAGGCCAAGGGCTACCAGGTCCTGCCGGACTCCCGGGCGAAGAAGATCCTCCAGAGCCCCTTCAACGGCAGCTCTTCGCTGGTCCGTGAGGACTCAGGCTTCGTCTCGCCCGCGAGCAAGGTCGGCCGCGACGGCGACGCGCGCCAGTGGCTGCAGGTGGCCAAGGCCGCGAAGGTCAAGCCGCTGACGCTGGCGGTCCGCGACCCCCTGACCGACAAGGCTGTGCTGCTGTGGCGGGTCGACGACCTGATGGAGATGCTACCGGCCGACGAGAAGGCGAAGGTGGCGCTGCCCAAGGCGCGCGCGGGCTCGCCCGCCACGGAGCCGGTCGATTCACCGGCGGCCGTACCCGACGTGGACGCGGTCATGGCGGAGGCGGCCCCGCAGCTCGCCGAGGCGGTCTACCGGGCGGCGGCAGACCTCGAGCCCGAGGCGTTTCTACGGTTGCTCGTCAACGTCTCGGTGCCCGCCTACCACACGCTCAGGCACCTCGAGACCATCGGGATGAAGGTCAAGAAGGTCCCGGCCCAGATCGACGCTCAGGGCTGTCAGGCCATCCTCGCGCTCGACACCCACGAGTACGGCGATTCCGAGGTGGTTGAGAAGGCCCTCAAAATCAACGTGAAGCCGATCCTCGCCGCGGCGCGCAAGCGCTTGCTCGAGGCCCAGGGTGAGGCCGCGGCGCCAGCGAAGGGCAAGAAGGCGAAGGCGAAGCGATGATCAGCCTCGAGGGCGGCGGTTTCGGGTTGTGCGACAAGGCAACGGAGACCCGGCAAGGCGCCCTGCTTCGCCTGCCGCCGCCTTCACCTACCCGGCCGCGCGGGCTGGCCGAGGTCGTGAGCTGATGGCCTCCGGCCTGCCGGCGTATCGCCAGGTGGCGGGAGGTTCCGCCGTCCAGTGCGAGCTCACGCTCGTGCCGGGCATCCAGGCGCGCTTCGAGGCCTTCCACCAGGCGAATCCACACGTCTACCGGCACCTGGTCGAGCTGGCGCGCGCCTACGTCGAGCGCGGTATGAAGCGGCTCTCGATCGACCACCTGTTTCACCTGGTCCGCTGGCGGATGCACGAGAAGACCGGCGGGGACGAACTCTTCAAGCTCAACGACCACTTCACCAGCCGCTACGCCCGACTGATCGAGGACCGCGAGCCTGATCTACGCGGCCTCTTCCACAACCGCCACCTCCGGAGTAATTGATGGCCTTCGACCGACCGCTACTGAAGCAGTGGATGGAGAAGCACCGAGTCGCTCTCACCCCCGAGGCGATCGGTGAGTTGCTGGCGCTCACCAGCCCGACCCCTACGGCCCGGCAGAAGGGGCTCCTCGCTGTCGATCCGCTGGGTGACTGGCTGGTCACTGACACCCATGCGCTCGCCTTCGCTGGATTCGTCGAGGGGGACCCCGAGTCTGTCTGGTACCGGAAGATCACCGCCTCGCCCTGGAATGGCGAGTTCGAGGCGCTGCGCGCCCTGGCGCTGGATCTACTGCGCGCCCGTCGCCTGTGTGACCGCTCCCGCCCGCTCTCGCTCGTCTTCCACGCCGCGCGGCGCTACCGCACGTCCTGGAGCCTGAAGGACGAGCGGGACCTGAACCTGGCCGCCCGCGAGCTGGTTGACGCGGTGGGACTGGCCGAGGACCTGATGACCACCGACAGGGATGCCGATGGCCGCGCAGCCAGCGCCTGAGCGGGCCCGCCTCGAGCGGGTGTCGGCGAACGGAACCTACCGGGGCAGGCTCAAGGTCCGCGTGCTGGCCCCCGGCGTTTGCGGGGACCAGATCGACGCTCCTGCGCCCCGGCCCACCGCACCCCGGCCGCTACGGAACCGCGGTACGCTGTGCGCCCACCTCGGCTGCGCGAATCGACGCATGCCGGGCGCCTCGATCTGTGCGACGCATGCCGCGCGGCGCAAAGGCGTGAGCCTCTGCACCCGCTGCGGTGAGCCCGGGCACAACGCGCGCACCTGCCGGGACCCACGCTGATGCCGACCGGGGCCCCGCGTCCGACCACGCTGTTACGCGCCGGGGGCTGGTGTGCGAAGCCCAAGGACTACGCCGGCCACACCTACCGGAGCACCGCTGAGGCGAACTACGCCGCGCGGCTCGACCTGCGGCTCAGGGCCGGGAAGATCCGCTCCTGGGAGCGGGCAAGCTTCTACCGGATCGAGATCAACGAGATCCGCTGCGGCCGCTACACCCCGGACTTCCTCGTCACTCACCTGGACGGCACCGAGGAGTTGATCGAGGTGAAGGGCTGGGCCGCCCGCGACTTCGTCTTCCGCTTCAACGTCTTCCGCGCGCTGCACCCGGACCTGCGGATCACGGTCGTCGACTCCAATGGCGACCCCTACGACCCCAACCGGCGCGAGCGGGGCCCGGACGCCGTGATCCGCAAGTTCATCCGCCAGGGGAGGGCCCGGTGAGCGTCACCCCCGAGGGCGGGCGCCAGATCGTCTACGGCGAGGGCGCGACGTTCACGCCGGTCTGCGAGAAATGCGGGCGGTTCGTCACAGCCGACTCCGAGATCGTGATCCACGGTGACGGCCAGCCGGCGAAGCCGAACGCGACGTGCGCGCGGTGCGGGCGGGTCTGGATGTTGTTCGAGGGTTGGGTATGAGCCCGACCCTGACCCCCGACCTCGAGGCGCGCCAGACGCTGCGCCAGTGCCTGGTATGGCTCGACAGCATCGGCGCGGCCGCGGGGGCGACCCATCCGCTCGAGGCCTCACTGCGCCAGGGCAGCGGCGTCGAGGCGTTCATCGCCTTGATCGGCGGCCAGGTGTTCTTCGTCGAATGCCTGGCGAGCCGCCAGGTGCACCACCGCAAGTCCCACGAGCACCAGCGCGCCCGCTTCGCGGTCCAGCGCGCCCACTGCCTCTCCGTCCGTTCCGCGCGCGAGCTCGAGTCGCTCCTGCGCGATCGCTTCCATCCGCAGTCTGTCTGAGCCCGCCAGGGAGGGCCCGTGTCGAACCGTCATATCACCGAAGCCTGGAAGGTCCCGCTGCCAGCGCGGGAGAAGCTGGTGCTCCTCGCCCAGGCGGACCACGCCTGTGACTACTGTGGGCTTGGCTGGCCCGGGCTGAGGCTGCTGGGGGAGAAGACCGGGGTGGGCAAGACCGGCCTGCGGGACGCCCTGGAGAAGCTCCTCGGCCTCGGCCTGGTCGAGCTGCACGCCTACGGGCAGGGCGGGCGCGGGTGCTCGACCGTCTACCGGGTCCTGCCGGCGCTGATCGGCGCCCAGGCCCCGTGCCCGAAGTGCCAGGCGAACCTGCGGACCCCGGCCGTCCCGGCGCCCCGGAAGCCCCGCGCAGCCGAAACCGCTCGGACGTCCGGACGGTATTCGAGCGCGAAACCCACCGGACGTGCGGACGGTTTCGCTCTGGGTGCCGGAGAATACCCACCGGACGCGCGGACGGTTTCCACAATACCCACCGGAAACGAGCCCGAAACCCACCGGACCACGAACGCGGCATCGGCCCCGCAATGCGTTGATTCTCAGGCGGTTGCCGTCGCCGTTGTCGTGTCCGGCGCGTCACAACCCTCAGTAGAATCTAAACCCTCACCGCGCGCGTACGTATACGCGCGCGAGGGGCAGGAGGCGGCGGCTGCGCCGCGCGTCCCGGGCCCTACCCGGCACACCCCCGGCTCAGTGGCCGAGATCCTCGCCCGGACCATGCCGGGCCTGCGGGTCTCGGCGGTGCTGGATGGCATCCCCGTCACCGCCGCGGTCTCAGCGACCCCGGAAGCCAGACCCACTGACAGGGGAGAGGCGCAAACCCGAGGCCAGCGAGCCCGGATCAGCCCCCGAGCCTCGCCAGCGGGACCAGGCGGCGCGCCACTGCCCGTCTGGGCAGCGTCAGGCGGGCAATGGCGGGCGAACGACTGAGAGCGTGGCTTCGGAGTCAGGGACGGGGCAGTAGGAGCCCTGGAGGGATTCTGGGGGCGCGAGGGAGCGCGGTGGTGGTCGGGGGCGTGGCAGGGAAGTGGGCACGCCGACATGGATGCCGCCCGGCCGCCACCAGCGAGGGACACACAGGACGGAGGATCGATGGCCAAGCCGGACGGATTAAAGCGCTGGGTTGAGGCGGAGCGGACCCGCTCCCGGCTGCGCACCCTCGGGTTCGCGGCGGTCTACTCCCGGGCCCGCTACCTCGGGATGCCCGAGGAGATGCTGGTGGCGGTCCCGCCCAGCCGGGCGACGCTGCCGGCGGCGAAGGCCGTGGTGGAGCAACTCGTCGAGGAGCTCCAGGCGAAGTGGGCGAGGCGCTCGTGAGCGCCGCCGAGGACGCCCGGGCCCGCTGTCATGTCTGGACCATCCTGATGGGTTGTGACTGGCGCTTCCGTCGCACGCCGCACGGATTCGTCATCCACCGCAGCTTCAAGTGGCTCAAGCGCTGGGCCGCCCGGAACCAGGTATGAGCGACACCGCCCGGGAGATCGACGCCAGCACCCGGCGGATCCACACGCTCGCGGTGATCCGGAATACCTTCCGCACCTCCGAAGCACTCGACGCCCTGCGGGCCTTCGAGCGCGAAGTCGTGGAGGAGGCCCACCTGGAACAACGCCTGGGTGGCTCGCCGGCGCTTAAGCGGACCACGGCCTGACATGCGCCCCCGGCTCCGCCTCGGTCTGCTGGCCGTCTGGGTGCCGCTGTCCTTCACCGCCCCAGGGGACGACCGCCCCTACTGGCCCCCGTACTCCGGCGTGGTCCGCTACGAGGCGCAGTGCGCCAGGGCCGAGGGACCGTGGAGTGAGGTGGCGCTCTATAGCGCGCCCGCGGCCGAGTCGGTCCAGGTGACCCCGCGAGCGCCTGGGACCCTCGAGCGGATCTACGTCTCCCAGTCCGCCAGCACCACCTACCGGCTCGCCGGCGGGGCGCAGTATCGCCTGCGCGCGGTCGATGCCGGCGGGAACGCCTCGCTCTGGAGCAATGTCGTGGTGGTGCAGGTCGGCTGCCCCGACACGCTCTGGGCGCTGGTGCGCCTGATGCGGGACCCCGGCCTGCGGCCCGGCATCTGCGGGCTACCCGACGGGCAGAAGGCGTGGCAGTTCACCTCGGGGACCGTCTCCTGGGCGCTGCCGCTGAGCGACGCCGACACGACCCGCTACGCGATCTGGAGCGGCGAGCAGGTCCAGCGCTGGTATCTGCCGGGGACGTGCGCGATCTACCACTACTGGGCGAACCGCGGCACCTACCAGGCCTGCGACGACACGATCGGAGTCCTTCGCCTACCAGCTCACGCGCCCGGCAGCCCGGAGCCCTGCCCGAGCCACGACCCGCGCGGACCGGACGGATGCCCGTGACCGCCTGATCAGTTCGCCCGCGTCGTTGGCGGACTTGATTCGCCGAAGGGCCGCGCGCTCTACGCCAGTCGGAGATTCCGCGGACCCCTGTTTTGCGTTCACCCCGAAATCACTGGCCTCAACGCTCAGAAGTGTCAACGGAATGTTTACATCACCCCCCCCCCTCGGTTGATGTACCGTGCCGCGTATGTGCGCCGCGCATCCACCGATCACGTTGCTGGCGGGCTCTTCGTCGATCAAGACCACCACACTCGACGAGTACCTGGCGGATCAGTGGACCCTGACCTTCGTGCTGAGCGGCCCGTCGAACCTCGACGCGGTGGCCGCCATGACCGGCGTTGATCACGTCGAGACGGTCACCGCGCCCGCGAACTCCTCACTCTTCGACGCGCTGTACCGCTGGAACGAGGCGGTACGCGCGGCCGCGGATCCCGTGCTCCAGGCGTTCATCATCGCCGAGCTCGAGGTCGCGCTGATGCGGATCGTGCGCTACGAGAAGGACGCGGTCCGGCTCTCGCGCACCCGCCGCTCGGTGCGCTGAGCGCCCCCGATAAGTTTCGCGCGCCCCCGAATTTCTGCAAACGCGAACGCTGAACGCCCGCGTCGTTGGCGGACTTGGTTCGCCGAAGGGCCGCGTGCTCTACGCCAGTCGGAGATTTCGCGGACCCCCTTTTTGCGTTTACCTCGAAATCACTGGCTTGGACGCTCAGAAGTGTCAACGGAATGTGTACATGCGCGAGCGCCCCCGGTTGTCGAATACTTCAACGCATGGACGCGACGAGCCTTCCCTCGACCCTGATCGCCGGCACCACGACTGTCTACACGCGCACGCTCGACGACTACCCCGCACCCGAGTGGACCTTCACCCTCGCGCTGCGCGGACGCTCTGAGCTTGACGTCGTCGCCACCGCCTCGGGATCCGCTCACCTGGTGACGATCAGCGCCACCGCGAGCGCCGGCCTGCTGGCGGGGCAGTACCGCTGGGCTGAGATGGTGGAGCGCGGAGTGGACGCTGCACGCGAGGTCTACCCGATCGCGCGCGGAGAGATCACGGTCGAGCCCGACCTGCTGGCCGCGGCCGCGGGCGACCTGCAGAGCACCGACGAGCAGTTGCTGGCGCTGATCAGGGCTGAGCTGGTGCGGCGCGCGACCGGCGGCGACATCGAGAGCTACCAGGTCGGCGGGGGCGACACCGCGATCACCCGGCGGCCGACCAAGGAGCTCGAGCAGCGCGTTGACCAGCTCGAGGGGCGGATCAACGCCCGCAAGCGCCGCGGCGCCTTCCAGGGCGTGAGGCTCACCTACTCATCCCGCACGAGGCTGGCATGAGCCGCACGCGCGAGAAGTTGCCGTTCCTGCTCCGGCTCTACCAGGCGCAGCGCCTGCTCTCCGGGCGTAGCCTGGACGACGACAGCTTCATCTCCGCGATGAGCGGCGGGGGTGGCTCTTCGCCCGGCCCCGGCAGCTACCTGCACCGCCTGCGTCACCCGGCCTCGGAGGTGCGGCTCAAGAACCGCTCGCTCCGTGGCGGCGGGCGTGATCTCGCAGCGACCGACCCCTACGCGCGCCAGTTCCTGCGGATGCTCGACCTGTTCGTCGCCGGCCCGCTCGGCACCACGGTGAGTGCCGAGATCCAGCGCCCCGCGCCGGACGGTGACGGATTCGAGCTTGACCGGGAGATCAACGCGATCATCGATGCCGGCTGGCAGGATTGGGCGAGTCACCCGGTCACCACCGATCGGCGCCACTGTCTGGCCGCCGCGGAGCACCTGTACTGGCGCACCCAGGCGAATGACGGCGACGTCTTCGTCCGGCTCTTCGACGGCTACCCGAACCGCCACGGCCTGGCGATCCAGTTCGTTGACGCCGACCAGATCGATTCGGAGTTGAACCGCGAGGCCTACGGGCGTAATCGCGAGATCCGCATGGGGGTCGAGCTCGACGAGTACGGCGCCCCGGTCGGCTACTGGGTGCGCGACTACCCGGACGGTCACGGCTTCAAGTACGGGCCGAAGCGCGACCCGTACTTCGTCTCGGCCTACGACTTCCGCACCGGCCGCGGCGAGATGCTCCACGCCGGGCTGGCGATGCGGGCCAACCAGCTACGCTCGCTCTCCTGGTTCTCCCCGGTGCTGGAGTCCGCCGAGGCGCGCCTGCGCTACACCGACGCGGTCCTGACCGCCGCACTGCGCGCAGCCGCTCAGCCGGTCGCCCTCGAGGCTCAGGCCGAGAACTTCTCCGACCTGCAGCAGCCCCCGCCGCCTCCCCCGGCGGACGGGAGCCCCGAGGACCCATCGACCGCCGAGGCGCGCGCCCGCTACTTCTCGCCCACGCTCGAGGTCGACCCCGACCGGATCCCGGCACTCCCGGCCGGCTGGAAGCTCGCGAGTGTGCCGAACGATCACCCGACCGGGAACTACGCGCCGTTCTTGAAGACCACGCTGCGCGAGTACGCCGCGGGGCTCGGGGCGACCTACGAGTCGCTGGCGAACGACCGCGAGAGCACGAACTACGGCTCGCTGCGTGGCGGGATGAAGCTCGAGCAGAAGTTCTTCCAGTTCCTCCAGCAGCGCGGGGTCGCCGACTTCCTGATCCCGCTGCGCCTGCGCTGGCTGCAGAACTCAATGCTCCAGGGCCTGGCCACCAACGGTGCCGAGGGGATCGTGCTGCCCGGGGCCGACTGGCGCGCCTACGAGCGCACCTCCTACGACCCGCCGGTGCAGGAGTGGATCGACCCGGTCAAGGACATCGAGGCGGTTGCCCGCGAGCTCGAGCTCAAGCTGACCTCGCACACCGAGGTCGCCCGCCGCATGGGCCGGCGCTGGGCCGACGTCGCCCAGAAGATCGCCGACGACCAGGAGCTGGCGAAGAAGAGCGGTTTCTCACTCGAAGTCCTGAAGAACAACCAGCCGCAGGTGGCGGCGAAGCCGGCGGACGGCACCGCGGACGACCAGGCGGATGCCGCTGCGAACCTGAACGGAGGCGGCGACGGTGGTCAGTAGACCTCACGGGCCCGCGTCCGAACCGAACCAGTCGCAGCGGCGCCTGTCTGCTTGTGCCGCCAGGGAGGAGTAGCTCATGGCAATCGAAGACCGCTTCCCAGGACTCAACAGTCCCACCTCGGGCGCGATGTCTTTCCCGACCACGCGCTCGGTCAAGATCGCCGCGGCCGCGTTCAGCGACACCGTTGATCTGGCGTTCCGCTGCCGCTGCTTCATCGCCAGCGCCGCCGGGAAGCTCATGGTCTGGACCCCCGAGCAGCAGACCGCGGGCGGGGTGGAGATCCAGGTGCTCGCCGGGCTCAACCCGCAGCGCCTCGACCGTATCTTCGCGACCGGCAGTGACGCGCTCGTGATCGACATCCGGGACTAGGAGACGACATGGCGACCCGCAAGATCAGTGTGCAGCGCGAACAGGCGCGCGGCTTCGACTTCGACCTCGAGCTACTGGGGCCAGAGCGCGCGGCCGCGGCCGGCGGAGCGGTCGGGACGGTCGAGGTCGGCGGCGAGGAGTTCACCATCTACCGGATGACCTGCTCGAGTGAGTTCCCGGTCGAGCGCTACGACTACCGCTCAGGTGCCCCGTACCTGGAGATCCTCTCGCATGAGCCTAAGGCGGTCGACCTCTCGCGCTTCAAGAGCGGTGCGGCGGTGGCCGCCACGCACTTCGGCGACCAGATCGGCGTGATCGAGGCCTGTGAGGTGTTGCCGAACCGCAAGCTGCAGGTCGATGTGCGCTACGGCAAGGACGAGTTGTCGCAGTTGTACGAGCAGGGCGTGCGCACCCGGATCCGGCGCAATGTCAGCATCCGCTACATCACCGTCGGCAAGCCGAAGCTCGGCACCGACGAGAAGACCGGGCTGGAGACCCGGACGTTCACCCGCTGGCAGCCAATCCACATGAGCCACGAGGTGGACGGGGCCGACTACCAGGTCGGGCTGGGGCGCAGTCGTGAAGAGCAGGTGCAGAGCGAGATCGAAGTCGAGGTTCCCGAGTCAACCACCAGGGAAGAGGAGAGGAACACAATGACGCCAGAGGAGCAGAAGGTGTTGGACCAGGCGGCCCAGGAGGCGACTCGGAAGGCTGTCGAAGTGGCGGTGGGCAACCGTAACCGTGAGGCAGTCGAGATCCGCACCCTGGCGCGTAATGCCGGGCTGGAGGAGACCGCCGTGGACGATCTGCTGAACCGCGGACTCTCCAAGTCCGAGGCGGCGATCGAGATCATCAGCCAGCAGAAGACCCCGGCGCGCGCCCCGGTGGGCAGCGACCCGCTGCGGAACCTCAGCCGGGGCGAGCGGCGCGACGTGCAGAAGCGCTACTCGGTCGCGCGTGCGATCGAGCAGGCGGTGCAGGTGCGCGCGGGCGTGGCACCTACCGGCCTCGAGGGCGAGTGGCACCAGCGCTTGCTCGCCAGCAGCCGGCGGGCCAACGAGGGCGCCCTGCTGGTGCCCTGGCGCACCCACACCGACGAGGAGCGCGCGGAGCAGCTCGAGATGCGCTCGCGGGCGATGGGCACCGGCCTGATCGGCTACGGCGCCGAGTTGGTCTACGACGCCCAGCCGGTGGACCTGCTCGACGCGCTGCGGCCGCGGCTCGCCCTGGCGCGCATGGGGGCGAACTTCATGCCGGGCCTGCGCGGACCGGTGCCGATGCCGCGCTTCACCTCCGACGCGGTGCTCCACTGGGCGGACGAGGCTCCCGCCTCGGCGGTGGCCGAGACCGCGCTCGGGACCGACGTCAGCTGGCTCAAGGAGAAGACCCTGGCCGGCCAGCTGCCGATCCCCAAGCAGCTGCTGCAGACCTCGAACTTCGACATCGAGAACCGGATCCGGCGGATGCTGGCGTCGGCGGCCGCGGTGAAGATCGACCGCGCCGGCCTGCACGGCACCGGCTCTGAGCACCAGCCGTTGGGGCTCTGGAGCCTCCCGGGTGTCAATACGGTTGACACCTCGGCGGCTGGCGACGTCCCGCTCTACATTGACCTGGTCGACATGACCACGGCAATCGCCGACGACGACGCTGACGGTTCCCGGATGGGCTTCATCATGACCCCCGGCCTGGCGGGCGTGTTCCGCAAGACTCTCGAGTTCTCCGCCGCGGGTGCTTCGAAGATCTGGACCGGCGACAACGAGAACGGAATGATCGCGGGTTACCGGGCGACGGCGACCAACGTCTGCAGCAAGACACTTGGTTCCGGTGATGACCACGGGCTCTTCTTCGGTAACTGGGAGATGTACAACGTCGGCCTGTTCGGTGATGCGCTCGAGATCCTGGCGGATCCGTTCACGTTGGCGACCAAGCAGCAGCTGGTGCTCCACCTGTTCCAGATGGCCGACTGCGGCACGCCGGTTCCCGAAGCGTTCTGCATCATGACCAACGCCGAGATTTCGTAACCAAGACATGAGATTCCGCGTCCTGAAGTCGGTTCGCCTGACCAGAGACCTGATCGGTATGAAGGGGAATCTGGTCGAGCTGCACCCGCTCGTCGCGCGGCGCTGGGTCGCGTGCGGGTACCTCAAGCCAGAGGCCGAGACCACCTCCCTGGTGGTGTCCGACCTCGAAGCCTGCGGGCCCGTGCGCGACACGACGCTCGAGACGGCTCAGGACGCGGAACTCGTCGGCGTGTCTGACGTCATGCTTCGACCCACCTCACCCACAATCAGGCCTCAGCGCCGGCGGCGCTCGGGCTGGAAGGATCGGATATGACCGCGTTTCTCGATGCGCAGAAGGTCGCCACCGCGACCCTGTTGCTGATGCCGACCTCGATCCCGAGCGCGACCCCGGTGGTGAGCGCTGAGATCGACTTCAACGACTACGAAGGTGTGGTCAAGATCATCGTCTCCTCGATCCGCGGCACCGACGACAACGAGGTGCTGACCCCGACGCTCGACACCGGCGCGGTCTCGGGCACCCACGCCACTGTCCACGCGACCTTCGACCACATCCACGGCGGCACCGCTGAGGCGGCCACTGGCAAGGTGGTCTCGATCAACGTCGACGCCGCGGATCCGCTGCGCTACGGCGTGGTCACCCTGACCGGCTCCGGCACCACGCCGGCGTTCTACGCCAGCGTCACCATCGTCGGAGTGCTGCGCTAGTCACATGAGCATCCTCACTCGGCAGGCGGACCTGGCCCACGTGCTCGCAGACTGCGGGGTCGTCGTGACCCTGGGGGCGGCGAGTACGTTCGGCACGGTTCGCTCCGCCGATGGGGAGGTGCTGCGCGCGGATGGCAGCCCGGTGGCGCTGCGCCCATACGCGATCTTGATTACCATCCTGCGTGACTCCCTGACGGGTCTGCACGAGGGCGCGCGTATCACCGTGGCGGGCTCCCCCTACGCGGTGGACAGTCTCCAACGACCCGGGGACGGCGAGACCGTCCGTCTATTGGCCAGCCCGGTGGTAGGAGAGGCGGTCGCGGCGCCCGTAGCGGTGGATGACCTCGTCGTTACCATCATCCCGGACTTAGTTGGCCCCTGGGACATAACCTGGACTGTGCCTGGAGAGCCCGCCCAGTGGGGCGCGCCGGCTGAGTACGATGTTCGGGTAGCACTCGCGGCGATCGTAACTGAAAGCGACTGGACGGCGGCGACCTCGCTCACCGTCGGCTGGATCGCGAATCCGCTCCTGGGTGGGATGGCCGCCACGCTGGTCTACGCGGACTGGCCTAACGGGGTGGAACAATTCTTCGCAGTGCGTTACCGGGACGCCCTGGGCAACATCGGCGCGATTTCGAATTCCCCATCCACGATTGTAGGCAGGCCATGAGCACCCCGAGCCTACCCGAGCAGATCCTCGCCGCGATGGCCACGCGGCTGGCCGACACCCGGCTCGCCCCGGCCGGCGGCGCCGACCCGCTCGATCCGATCCGTCAGCCTGCACTCGAGCAGGATCGGGTGATCGACCTCGAGCTCGAGGACCTGCCGGCCCGCATCCTGAGCCCGGTCGCCAGCGCTCCGCGACCCCAGCAGGAATGGAACCGGGTGATCGATGAGCGGCTGCTCACCCTGCGGATCGCCCTGCGGGCATCCCCGGTGGGAGAGCTCACCGGACGCCAGGTCGCCGACCAGATGCTGGTCTGGGCAGTCCAGCGCACCTGTGGGCCAGTGACACCAACCAGCGCCTTCTACGGGCTGTGCACCTGTATCACCCAGGGAGAGACCACCTACCACTACGAGAAGACCGCACCCGGCGCCTGCATGATCGTGGCTGATCTGCTGGTCACCTACTGGAGCGCGGTCGAGGATCCAACCCGGGGCTAGAAGCGCCCCACAGGAGGTTGCGATGGGTTTCAACGCCAATATCACCCGGGTCTCGCTGTCGTCTGCGGCCATCATGCTGGCGCGTTCGACGTCCGGCGTGCTGGGTCCCTACATCCCGGTCGGCAACGCCCCGAAGTTCGAGTTCTCGCAGATGGGCGACGAGGTCGATTCGGTCAAGGACTTCACCCGCGTCGGCATGCCCCCGCTGGGCGACATCCTCAAGTCGCGCATCCCCGAGTTCTCGCTCTCGCTGATGGAGTGCGACGCCACCAAGCTGGCCATGATGTTCATGGGCACCGCCCACGAGTACACCCAGGCGGCGACTCCGGTTACCACCGAGGACCTCGGGGCGGTCTACGTCGGCGGAATCTACAAGACCGCCAAGCTCGCTCCCGGGTCGATCGTGCTGGTGACCGATGAAGGCACCCCGGTCACGTTCGTCGCTGGCACCGACTACCGGGTCGTGGACCTGGAGGCCGGGCTGATCGAGATCATCGCCCTGCCGGCCACGGTGGTCGAAGGGGATCTGATGCACATCAGCTACACCCCGGCCGCGAAGACTTCCGCCGACAAGATCATGACCGTCCACGGCGGCTCGGTCACCGCGATCGAGGGCTCGCTCCTGGCGGTCGGCTACCCGTCGAAGGGCCCGAAGCACATGTGCCAGATCTGGCGCTGCCAGATCAGCCCGGACGGCGCGTTCCCGTTCGTCTCGGAGAACCGCGCCGAGTACGGGCTGAAGATCAAGGTGCTCTCGCACTCGTCGCATCCGGAAGGCTTGTTCGACTACACCCAGCTGACCGACGGGTCCGCCACCTAGTTCACCAGTCTCCGGCCCCCGCTCCGACGGGCCGTCCAAAGCATCGGACGCCCGTCGGGGGCCGGGTTCCTACGGAGGGGAACCGAACATGACCCAATCAGCCGCCCTGGCCGCCTTCGCGGCCCTGGCCGTGACCGCCCTGGCCGTCTGGGCGCTACGTCGCCGTCGTGCACGGACCGTGGCCGCCGCGGCCGCTGCGGGCCCCATCATGCTCGGGGGTCGCGGGTTCGTCCGCACTGCGACGCTGAGCGTCGCCCGCGACGAGGCCTTCATGGATCTGGTATTAACCGCCGGCATCCAGAACCCCGACATCCTCCCTGGTGAAGAGTTTCAGACGTACTCCGAGCGCATCTTCTGCGCGCTCCAGCAGGCCCGGGTGATTCGTCCGATGCTCGCCTGCCTGATCGTGCCGCTCGACACACCGACCTGGACGCCAGCCGTCGCCGACGAGACCGTGCAGTTCCTGGGAACACTCGAGGACGAGCAGGACAAGAAGCGCTACTACGCCCTCGTCGCCGAGCTGCTGTTCCCTTTCTATCGGAGCGGTCTCGCCTCCTGGGCGCGTTCGAGCGCCTGTGGCGGCGTGAGCCAGGCCAGCGGGAGCGCGTCCCCCGCGCCCTCCCCGGCGCCCGCTCCGGCTACTGGGGGAGTGTGATCCGTGAGATCGCCCGCTACGACGTCAGCCGCTACGAGCAGATCAGCGCCTGGCCGCTGGCCGAGGCGTTGCTCGCCTTTGAGGAGCGCATGATCGAGCGCGCGCAGCAGGCCCACTGGCACAACGTCCTGAGCTGGCAGATCGGCGGCGGCGGGCAGCAGCCCAAGCGGCCTGCGGTGCTGGAGGAGGAGTGGTAGCGGTAAAGTCAATCCCGCGAACGAGGCTTCGGCCGGCCGAATCTCCAGTGCAGGGTGGCGCCCACTCCAGCAGGGCCGGCCTGGAGTCGTGCTGCCAGGCCGAACGGCTGCCCGATCTCGACCCAGCCGTGCGGCAGGGTCCGCTCGATGCGCTTGTAGAGCTTGATCACGCCCCACAGGCTGTTATTCGACTCGCTCACCACGACCGAGTATTCCGCGCGCTCGACGCCGGCCCCGCAGGAGATTCCCTGACTGACCTGCCAGGCACATCCCGCATGGATAGAGCGGGAGTGGGGCTCCGGCCCGTGCTTGGTGAAGTTGTTCAACCCGACGCCGCAGTAGTAGCCGACCGTGTGTTGCTTCCAGCAGAACTCCGTGGTCTCACTGATCAGCTCGCGCCCGTTCGATCCAAACCCCTCACTATAGACGGCTTGTTGTACCGCCACCACGGTGGTGTCGTGGTCACGGTTACGGAAGAACGGGTCGTCAAACATCCCCTTCTTCCAGTCTTTAGCGCTCGCCAACGAGGCCAGCAGGCAGGTGCCGAGCAGCGCGGCTCTCAGCCCAGCCCTCATTCCAGTGGTCATGTCAGGACCCCCCTCGCCGTCAAGCATACCGTAGTTCTTGGAGTTGTGGATGGTCCTTGCGGCTCCCACGAGGTGACCTGTGCCGCCTGAGGTGAAAGTCCGCCTGTCCGTCGAGGGCACCCCCGAGGCTCTGGCAGCGTTCCGCTCCGTGCAGGCACAAGCCCAGGCGTCAGGCCGGGCGAGCGGTAAGGCGTTCGCTCCCTTGGCTGGGGCCCTGAGCGGGATCAAGGGGCTACTGGCTGGCGCCGCCGCGGCGTTCTCGGCCGGCGCCCTCATGAGCTTCGGCAAGGCGACTCTCGACAACATCGAGAAGCTCGGACGTTTGGCGGACGAGTTGGGAACCACCGTCGAGCACATGTCCGGCCTCTCCGTGGCGGCCAACCTCGCCGACGCCGACGTCGAGACGCTGTCGGGGACGATGGGCAAGCTCACGAAGAGCGTGGACGATTTGAGGAACGGCTCGCCTGCCGCAACTGTCGCCTTCGCCCGGCTGGGCCTCACGGCGAAGGACTTCCCCGGCGAGGATACCGCCCGCTGGTACGAGACTGTCGCAATTCGGCTGAGCAAGCTCGCGGACGGGGGCTCGAAGTCGGCCGCCGCAATGGCGCTCATGGGGAAAAACGGCCGCGCGGCGCTCCCGATCATGAAGCAGATCATCGACCTGGGTGGCCTGCAGGGGGTGGAGGCCAAGGCTCAGGCGATGGGCGTGTTCGTAGACGCGACGACTCTGGCGCTTGTGCGGCAGCTTGGGGACTCGATGAAGATCCTCAAGATGGAGGCAACGGGTGTCGCGATTGAGTTCTTCAAGGGTTTCGGTCCATCGGCCGTCGCCGCGCTCCAGTCGTTGATGCAGGCGGTCAATCCTGGCGGTACCAGTGCGTTCAGAGCCATGGCTTCAGCCGTCGGTTGGTGTCTCCGCGCGGTTGTTGGGCTCAGCGAGATGGGCTTCGCCGTCCTGAACTCAAAGCTGGAGGCGACGAAGGCCACGCTCATAGCGCTGCGGGCCGCGTCAGAACTCATCACCCGCGGGAAGTTCGCCCAGGCAGGCGTAGTGCTGGATGCCCTCAAGAACATCTACGCGGAACTCGATCGCAGTGAACACGAGTCGATCGCCAACGCCTGGAGGCTGATGGCGACCAAGCTGCCAGACCTCCCGGCCGTCAGCGGTGCCGGCGCCCGCGCTGCGGTCCCGCCCGAGGACGACGCTGCGGCGCGCGCCCGCGCGGATGCCGCCGCGTCTGCTCGGCTCGCCCGCGAAAGGGAGGCGATCGAGGCCGAACTGAAGCTCACGCTCGACGGTTACAGGGCCCAGGAGGAGGCAGCCAAGCAGGCCTACGAGCGCGGCCATGCGTCCCTGGCCGACTACTACGCCACGCGGCGCGAGGTCGCTGAGAAGGGCCTGGCAGCCGAGGTGGCGGCGCTCGACAAGGAGTGGGAACTCGCCAGCAAGGAGAAGGACCCGGCAAAGCGTGCGTCCCAGCAGGACGAGATCGCAGGGCGGGCCCGCGCGGCCGGCTTCGAGATCGAGGCGCAGCTCGCGAAGATCACGGCCGAGCAGATGGAGGCCATCGAGGGTCTCAGCACGGAGGCGCTGAAGTACCAGAAGTCGCTCCTCGAGGCTCAGGGGAAGACGCACGAGGCGCGGATGCTCGACCTTGCGATCGAGCTCAAGGCTTATCGCGACTTCCTGGTCCAGAGCGGCTACGACGCAGCGTCGATCGATGCGCAGGTCGCTGCGCGCAGGAACGCCCTTGTATCCGCGGACCAGCAGGGGACGCAGCTCACCCAGACCGGCCAGACCTTCGCCAACACGCTCAGCTCCTGGCTCGGTAGCAGCATCAACCAGGTCAACAGCCTGAGCGACGCCTTCCGCTCCCTTGCCCTGGCCATCCTCCAGGCCGTGCAGCAGATGCTCGCGGCGAAGGCCGCTCAGTGGATCGTCAGTTCGATTCCTGGGATGACCACCCCGACGGCCAAGGCCCGAGGCGGTCTGATCCGGGGCCCGGGGAGCGCCACCAGCGACTCGATCTTCGCGCTGCTCTCCAACGGCGAGTACGTGGTGAGGGCGTTCGCGGTCGCTCAGCCCGGCGTGTTAGCACACCTCGAGGCGATCAACCGAGGCGTGGTCCCGCGGCCGACGGCTCCGGTGGACACCTATCGCAGCATGGCGATCCGACAGTTCTCCGAGGGCGGTCTGGCGAACGCCCGGCCGATGGCCAGCGCCAGCTCAGGCGGGGTCAACCTCGCCGGCGGAGCCACCATCGAGCTCTCCGAGGGCCTGATCGCGCGGCACGTCGACACCTACCTACAGTCGTCAGAGGGCCAGCGCACCCAGATCCGCGTCATCTCCAAGAACCGCCGAGCCATCGGTTCGGCACTGAGGTAGGCCTATGTTCGAGATCGACACAGCGAGCGACTACCGGGATCTCCTGGAGCGCCTGAATACGTTCCTCACGGCCACCGGTAGCGCCTTCGGGCTCACCTACCAGGGGACGGGTAACGGCACCCTGACCGGATATAAGGGCGGCAGCGCCTCGATCTCCGAGACGTGGACGATCACGTTTGCCAACGCCAACGTCTTTTCCGTGTCGGGCTCGGAGAGTGGAGGGCAGGCCAATGGTTCGGTCGGTACGGCCTACGCCTCGGACAACCCTGCCGATCGTTGCGCGTTCATTGTCTCGCCTGGCGGCGCAGACTTTGTCTCGGGCGATGTGTTCACGTTCTCCACCGCGCCCAAGTGGATCTCGCGGCGCCACTCCCGCGGCGCGCGCGTCACCGCCAGCGGCGGGACGAGTGGGCAGTACGCCTGCGACAACGTGATCGACGGCAAACTCGCCTACGACTCGAGCAGGACCTGGACTCCGGGAACTGCGCCCAGGACGCTGCAGTTCGACTTCCCTGCCGCTCTGACGATCGTCGAGTACGCGATCCAAGGGCCCTACACGCAGTCCTGCGCCCCGCGGACGTGGACCTTCGAGTACTGGGACGGATCGGCGTGGCAGGTGCTGGACACGAGGACGAACATCACCTCGTGGGGTTCGGGGGAGCTCAAGGTCTTCACCCTGGCGAGCACGCACTCGGCCTCGCGCGTGAGGCTCAACATCACGGTGGGCAACTCCACTACCCTGAACGTCGACGCCGTCCAGTTGCGCACCGTGGTGAACGGCCCCGACGTCGCGATGAGCCAGTACATCTGGGAGGCCCCGGGGAACGACGGGGAATCCGCGATCATCGTCGGCGCCCACGCCTTCCAGCGCACCGATGTCGACTACTACGACTGGGAGCTCTGTGCGTTCACCGGGTTCTCCGCCGCCCTGCCGTTCTACACCCAGCCAGGCTACCACGGGCGCCTGTGGCTGCCGCTGCTGAACTCGAGCATCCCGTACTGGTTCGTCGCCGATGGCCGTCACGTGAAGATCGTGGCGAAGGTGGGAACCCAGTACGAGTCCGCCTACATGGGGTTCCTCGAGCCGTTCTTCACCCCGGAGCAGGTGCCGTACCCGATTGTCCTGGGTGGCTCTCTCACGATCAACTCCACCGACGGCCTAGTCTTGTGGAATAACATACTCTTGCGTTACTCGAACTCGACCAACGGCCACCGGGCGTTCACCCACAGCGACGACAACGCCTGGGGCTATCCGTACGCCGCCCAGACGCGAGCGCGCCGGCCCGACGGAACGTGGGCCTCGTTCTTCGCGAGTAGCGACGACTCCTTCACCGCTCCGACCCTCACTCGCGGGTGGCTCTGGCCGCTCTCGCACGGCATGACCAACCTCGACGTCTGTATCGATGGGTCCTACGCCCTATTCCCTTTGGCGCTCTCGGACACGACCCCGAATCACTGGGGACAGTTCTCCGGGATCTCCGTGCTCTCCGGACAGGGTCTGTCCGCTGAGACCCTGATTCGCACCGGCGCGGTCGACCACCTGGTCGTTCCGAACATCACCCGGACGGACCGTAACGACTTCTTCGCCATGAGGCTCGACTGACGTGGCCGCATCCTACGCAACCGGAACCGCTATCAGCCCCACTGATCTGCTGCAGAAGCTCGTCGCCTGGCTTGTCGCCCAAGGGTGGACGCAGAACATGTCTCAAGCGGTCGGCTCTAGCTGGCGCTCCCACCTGAACAAGAATGGACAGTATGTCAATCTACGATCACTCGAAAACGAGCACCCTGACTTTGCCGACCACTACTCTGGGTCCTTAGGATACGGGATCAGCCTGTACCTTGGGGACGGCTTCAGCTCCGGATCCGCGTGGAACGCCCAGAGTGGAGCTCCATTCTTAAGTGGTACGACCAGGGCAGTCGGTGCCGGGATGTTACTTGCCGCTGGCGCGATCTCCGCGTACCACTTCTTCGACAACGGCTCAGATCACGTCACCGTCGTGGTCGAGCGGACGTTCGGGAACTGCGTCCATATCGGCTGGGGCCCCTCGCTCGTAAAGCTCGGTTACGCAGACGACCACTGGTACTTCTACGGATCAACCCCTGGCTATTACAATGTCAGCGGGTATGAGTACCCTGGCACATTCGCCACGGCGCTTGCCCCGATGTCGATCTCTTTCCTTATCAACGGCGGGTGCGCCACCTCATTCATACGCACAGACATCAGCGTGTTCGCGAGCCGTTGGGTTGGGTGTTGTGTGGATACAAGCATTCTGTCCGGGTCTGGTTATACGGGGCGTCTTGGTAAGTGCGCACTCTCGACCGCTACATCCGGTAATCTCCATGAGTTTGTGGAGATCGGCCTGATGGCGAGCCGGTCCTGGCAGACGACGTTCCCTGGTGCTCTACTTCTACCCCTACACTGCTTTGTGGCCAGCCTCGCCGGGCGCTGGATCCCGGTCGGATACCCGCCCACCGTGTTCTACTGCGGAGCGGACGGTCACGGGTTCGGGTCGGGTGACATCTACACCGTGGGCGGGGTGAACTATATGCTCTTCCCTGGCTTCGTGGTGCTGAAGGCTGCCTGATGGCGACCGGGTGCTACACGCCAAGCCCGGCGATCATCCCCGGCCCCATGTCCGCCACGCTCGCCGCTGCGGTTGTGGCGGACCCGACGAGCCGCGCCGTGGCGTTCGCGACCGCCACGGCCTCTGGGGCCCGCCGACCGTGGTCTGAGCCCGAGATCGAGACCGAAGACGTCCTGGGCGTCGAAGCGCCGGAGCACGACGGGCAGTGGTTCGAGCGCATCCACGTCCTGCCGAGCACGGCGAACCTCGGCTACCTGCTGAACAACCGCGAGGTGGACGTCGAGGTGTGGAACGCCTGCCGGCGGGGGCTCGAGCTGGCCTCCACTCCGGTGTCTGGCCCCGACGGTGTCTCGATCCTGTCGGAGGCGTTGCAGTCCATCGACCTGCCGCAGCACTTCTCGCCCCTGCAGTCGCGCCTGTACACCGCCCTGGTGTCCGTGGTGGGCGAGGACCTGATCGACAACGTCGTCACCTGGGTCTTCGCCGGGGAGACGTTCCTCGGGGCCTGCCTGAGGATCGTCGGCTGGCGGATGATGATCTTCTCCTGCAAGCCGAACGGCTCACTCGACGAGTCGATCGGCTACCTGACCGACGTCCTTCAGGCCTGGGATGGCTCCGAGCAGCGCGTGGGCCTGCGCGAGACCCCAGACCGGACGTTGAGCTTCAAGTCCACCATGGTCTCCCAGCGCGACGTCCAGAACGTGGTGTCCCGCCTACTCGTGACCGGGCGTTTCTCGGTCTCGGTGCCCCTCTGGCCAGACGCCATCGAGCTGGCCGCACCGGTCTCGGTCGGCGACTACGAGATCTACACCGACACGGTCGGGCGGGACTTCCACGACGGCGGGCTGTGCATCCTGTGGAAGGACAGCGAGACCTGGGAGACGTTCCTGATCGCCACGGTGGAGGCCGACCATATCCATCTGTCGGCGCCGGCCACGGCTGCCTGGCCGATCCTCGGCACGCTGTGCATCCCCGTGGCCCGATCCCGCTCGCTCGATGATTTCAAGGTCCATCGTTTCAACGGCGAGGCCGCCGAGGTCGTGGTGGCCTTCAACGTGGAGCCGACGTGACCTACCGGGGCGTAGATGTGCTCGAGGTGTGGCACAACATGCGTGACGGTGTCGTGGAGTCGTTCTCCCGCTTCGGCGAGCTAATCGACCACCAGACCGGCCCGCGGGCCTGGGACGACCGCGCGACCATGGCGATCCCGGTGCGCTCGTTCACCTGGACCTGCGGGACGCGGGCAGAGTGCGTGGCCCTGCGCGACTTCCTCAAGGCTCGCCGGGGCCGGCGGATTCCGTTCTGGGTGCCGACCTACTGCTGGGACATGCAGTTGGCCGTCGACTACCCGGCACCGGTGAACCAGATCGCGATCGCGAGGTCTGGTTACGGCCAGTTCCTGGCGGGGTCGCTGAGTCGGCGGTTCATTGCTGTCTTCCGGGCGGGGTATCCAGCGGAGTACCGGGAGGTCGTTAGCGTCGTCTCTGGCGCGGATACCGAGGTGATCGAAATAGACGGCGATCCCCTGGAGGATCTCTCGTCTGAGACGACCAGGATCTGCTTCCTGGTGCTCTGCCGGCTGGCAAATGACGCGACCACGATCAGCTGGTTCGGGCGGACGGCCTGCGAGGCGCAGATCGAGTTCCAGGAGCTGCCGCGGGAGTACCCGGAGTTCGCGGTGCGGGGCGCTGGCGCCCTGACGCCCGTGTCGATCAACCCCCAGCACTACATCGGGTGAGGCGCTGACGTGACCTTCGACGCCCGCGAGTCTTCCGGATACAGCGGCCAACCGGTGGAGCTTTACCTGTTCGTCTGCGGCTCTCAGAAGTGGTGCTACACCAGCGGCGACGCCGAGGTGGTGTACGCCGGAGACCACTACGTGCCCGGCCCGATCTCGCGCGGAGAGATCGACATGAACGGGGAGGACGAGCAGGGCAACGTCGAACTCCAGCTGGTGCGCACCAACGCGGTCGCGCAGATGTTCATCCCCGACCTGCCGGTCCACGCGGTCTACCTGATGATCCGCCGCTACCACCGTGGAGATGACGAGTACCAGGTGTTCTGGACCGGCGAGATCTCAAGCTGCGCGTTCAAGGGGTCGAGCGTGACGCTCACGGGCCTGCCGGTCAGCCGGGCGCTGCGACGCCAGATCCCCGGCCTGACCTTCCAGGGGCAGTGCAACTGGGCGCTGTTCTCGGAGCGCTGCGGCCTCCACAAGACGGACTTCCAGGTCATGGCCACGATCAATGCGATCTCCGGGGTCTACATCGGCGCCACGGCCTTCGGTGCCCATTCCTCGGGCTACTTCCGCTCCGGCTGGGTCGAAGACGCGAACGGCGAGACCCACTGGATCACCGACCATGTGGATTCCACGCTGACGCTGATGACGCCGTTCCGCTCCCTGCGCGTGGGCGACACCGTCTATGCCTGCCCGGGCTGTGATCGCACGATTGCCGCCTGCAAAGCCTACGGGAACCTCGCCAACTTCGGCGGATTCCCGTTTGTGCCGACCAAGAACCCCTTCGTCACGGGGATGTGACCCATGCCCTGGTGGGTCGTCGCGCTGCAGATCATCGGCTACCTTGCTTCGACCTATTCGATCATCAAGTACCTGGCGACTCCGTTCAACTCCCCCAAGGCGTCGGGCCTGTCGGACTTCACGATCCCCACGGCAGACGCCAGTCGCGCGATCCCCGTGATCTTCGGCACCGCGAAGCTCACCGGCGCCAATGTGGTCGCTTACGGGGACTTCGGTTCCTTCGGCTTCAGCGCGGAGGGATCGAAGGGGAAGCCGGTCGGCTACTACTACTTCCTCGGCATGGACCTGGCTCTGTGCATGGGTCCGGTGGATGCGGTGCACTACTGCACCTTCGAGGACAAGAGCGCAGGGTTCACGCACACGTTTGAATCGAACGACCTGGGGAGGTTCGTCGCGAACAACGTCGAGCTCTGGGGCGGCCAGAAGTCCGGTGGCGGGGTCCAGGGCGAGATCGATGTCTACTACGGCACCGCCCACCAGGCCGCGGACCCCTACGTGAAGGGCTGGACGAGCCCCGACTACCCCACGATGCCGGGGATCTGCCACGCCGTGTTCCGCAACCTGGGCGGGGAGTACTCACCGTACGAGACCGCGGTTCCGGGCCGGTTCTACTTCGGCGGGTTCTACTGGGGCAATCAAGCGTACGTCAAGCCGGTGTCGTTCGTGATCGAGCGGTGCCCCAACACCCTGGGCCTGCCCTGGGGCCTCCACTACACGTCGTTCGATGCTCCAGGCTGGGGGCACGACGCGAATCCAGCCTGCATCCTCTACGAGATCCTCACCGACACCACCTGGGGCCTGAGCCTCTCGGCATCCATGATCGACGCTGACAGCTTCCGCGCGGCCGGGCTCACCCTCGCGGGCGAGAAGTTCGGCATGTCGATGATCCTCGAGAAGCAGTCCGCCGCGAACGAGCTGATCGCGGACATCCTGCGGCACATCGATGGAGAGCTCTACGCCGACCCCGAGACGGGGAAGCTGGTGCTCGGCCTGGTGCGCGCGCTGAGCGCCGAGCAGATCGCCGCCCTTCCGGTCTTCGACGAGTCCAACCTGTCCAACGTCGAGTTCACCAGGGGCTCGTGGAGCGAGACGTACAACACGGTGAAGGTCAACTACATCTCCCGCTTCGACAACTTCACCGCGCGCGTCGCCCAGTGGCAGAACCTGTCGAACCTCCAGAAGCGCGGCGGGGAGCTTGTCGTGCTGCAGGTCGACTTCGAAGGCGTCGCCACGGGTGGCATGGCCTCCCAGATTGCCGCGCGCATGCTGAAGGGGGCCTCGTATCCGTTCGCCAAGCTGCGCCTGTTCGCCAACCGGCAGGCCTGGAAGCTCCGACCCGGCGCCGCCATCAAGGTGAACTGGCCCGCGTTGGGGATCACGGGGATGGTCTGCCGGGTGGTCCGCCCCGCGAGCGGGGAGCTGGTCAACGGGGAGATCAGCCTCGACGTGATCGAGGACATGTTCTCCTTCGCCGGGACGGGATTCAGCGATCCCGGGCCCACCGAGTGGGTCGACCCGATGACCCCTCCGACGCCGGCGACCGCCGAGGCCTTGGTGGAGGCGCCTTACCAGATCGTGGGTGGTCCCGGGCGGCACGTTCTGTCCCTGGCGGCGCGGTCAAGCCTGGTAGTGAGCGGATTCAAGGTTTTCTCCGACGAGGCGGGCGGTACAGACTACGTCCAGACCAACTCGGTCGGTGGCATGACTCCCACGGGCGTGCTGGCCGGCGCATGGCCGGCCAACACCGCTTCCCTGGACGCCACCGGCTTCTCGGTCACGGACCTGCTGGACTCGGCCGGGTTGGCGTCGACCACCTCCGACGGTCTCTATCAGGGTGTGAATCTCGCCCTGATCGACAACGAACTCATCTCCTGGCAGACGATCTCGGCGCCGGGAGAGACGAGGCAGATCACGAACGTGCTGCGTGGGGTCCTGGACACCGTCCCGGCGTACCACGCCAGCGGCGCCAGGGTCTGGTTTCTGACGGACGGGCCGAGCGGGAACTGGACGAACCCTGAGACGCCCTACTCCACCGACCGGACGATCGCGGCGAAGCTCCTGACCTTCAATCCCCGTGCCGTCCTGGCCATCGCCGACGCCGCGCGGATGACGCTGGCCCTCGCCAGCAGGGCGTTGAAGCCGCTTCCGCCTGGGAAGGTTCGGCTCAGCAGCGTGCTTCTTCCGGGCGGATCCGCCTGGCCGGACGGCGTGATACTCACTGACCCCGGCAACATCTCCTGCGACGTAGTGGTGACCTGGGCGCACCGCCACCGGGTGGACCAGGCCGCAGCCGGCGTGGTCGTGAGCCAGGATGCAGACAACTACTCCGCCGCGCCGGAAGGGACCTACACGATCCAGGTGCGGGTCGATTCCGCGTTGAAGCGCACGGTGACGGGCATCACCGGGACGACTTGGACCTGGACCACTGCGATGCAAAGCGCTGACGGCGCCAACCTCTACAGTTGGGGCGCAACCATCAGCATCATCCCGGTCAACGGTTCGCTGTCCGGAATCGCACAGGTGCGAGGATTCCTCCTGTGATGACCGACGAGCAGATCCTCGCCGACGTCCTCGAGCGCGAGGGCGGCTTCTCTGACCGCGCCGACGACCCGGGCGGGGCGACCAACCACGGCATCACCCGCCAGCGCCTGTCCGAGTGGCAGGGGCGTCCGGCGAGCGTGGCCGACGTGCGCGCCCTGTCGGTGGAGGAGGCGCTCGCGATCTACCGGAGCTGCTACATCCAGGCGCCCGGGCTCGGCAAGGTGCTGGACGACGACCTGCGCGCCCTGCTCGTGGACTGCGCGGTCCTGCACGGGCCCCGGAACGCCGTGCGGTTTCTCCAGCGCGCCCTGGGCGTGGCGGACGACGGACTCTTCGGCGAGATCACCACGGCAGCGCTCTGGCGGCAGGACAAGCGGCGCCTGCTCTGGCTGGTCTTCGCTGAGCGCGTGATGTTCCTCGGGCGGATCGTCACCGATAACCTGACCGACGCCGACCGCGACGGCATCCCCGACAACACCGAGTTCGCCAAGGGTTGGCTGGCGCGCGTGGGCGCGATGATGAAGGAGGCGGCGTGATGGGCATTGGCGTTGGTATAGGAGTGGGGTTGGACGATATGAAGGCGCGGCCAGGCGCGGAGCCGCCGGCAGAGACCATCGTTCGCACCGCGTTGGGAACGGTGGTTGGGGCTGGTCTTGTCCTCACCAAGACCGGTGTGAACGTCGCGGCGGGGTCGTACCTGTTCGTGTCGGTCGGGACGCACAATGAGCGGGAGCTTGGGTTCGACGTGAGCTGTATAGCACTCAACGGGACCGCCGATTTCGCAATCGTCCCGTTCAACCCAGAATTTCAAAACGAGCTTACGACGCCGCATTACGCGATGGGTTATATGGTTTACCGCCGCTGTCCGACCGCCATCGTGAACGGGACCGTGCGGATCGACTTCGTAGAAAGCGGTCAAGGGGCTGGTGACTCTCCGTGCCTCAT